AGAAGTTGATCTATTAGAACATGCTTGGCCAAAACCAACTATACCTTTATGGAGTCCTAGTAAGTCATTCTCATTAGATGATGAAGTCTACTGGGGAAGACAGAGATATAAGTGTACTACTGCAGGTGTTTCTAGTACTGTTCCACCTACACATACTTCTGGTACTGCAACTGATGGTACTGTAGTTTGGACATGGCAGCAACAGTATGATGCATTATCACAATATGCTAGGTTCAGACCTTATGATCCTGGTGATTATAGAGTTAAGATTCTTGAGGTATATCCTGGATCTGATTTCATAGTTGGTGATGTAATTTCGCTTGGTGGTAGTGTAACCGCAGGGCCAAAAGAAGATAACCCTAAAATTGGTCAAATTAATGGCGTAACTACAGTTAAGAAAATAGAATTAGTAGTTACTCTTAATAAGGATATTATTCGCACAGGAGAGACTAGGACTGATCTTGTATACTGTTCTGCTCTTAGTGCACATAGATTTAGTGCAGGAGATATCCTCTTTGTTGAGGGATTCCAGGGCACACAGTTTGATGGATCATTCTTTGTAGAAGAAATCTTCTCATCAAGAGACTTTACTTATAGAATGAGGGCAACTGCTTTATCTGATCCTTTATTTGATAATTCTGCGATTGCTAGTGTTAAGATATCATCTAAGCACCCAACTCTAATGTTGGTAAGAAACCACTCTTATATCTTTGATATGAGTGATGCTTCTAACTTAGGATACTATCTATCATTCTCTCAAGATAACCAGTTTAAACTAGAATACTCCTTTAACGTTATCGAACGTGAAGGAATTCCTGGTCAATCTTCTGCTACTGAGACTCCTATAGTTAAGTTTACAGTTGGTGGTGAAGTAACTAATATTACATACTACTTTGATCCTAGTAGAACATTATCTACTAACTCTCCAGTTGGTTCTGAGTCCTTTATTGATGTTATTAGGACTCCTTATGATGGAACATTTAACATTGCTGAAATTATTAGTGATACTGAGTTTAGATTCCCATTAGAGCATGAACCAGAATTTAATACTGCAATGATTGGATTGGATGATCAGGATAAACCTAATTCATACTATTCCACAACTTCTAAGAAAGCGATTGGACCTATTAACACAATTAAGTTGATCTCTCCAGGTGGATTCTATAAGAAACTACCAATTATTTCAGAGGTTGCATCTGATCGTAAGATTGAGAAGATAAGAATTGTTAATGGTGGTACTGAATATGCACCTGGCGTATATACACAGGTTCCTATTGTAGGTGATGGTGAAGGTGGTTTATGTAATATCACAGTTACTATTGATGCTGAGACTGATTCAGGAACAATCAGTGATGTTGACCTTATTGATCCTGGTTCTGGATACACAACTGGTGTTATCGATGTAGATGGTATACCAGGAATTCTTGGACCTACACTTTCTGGTTCTGGTGCTGAATTAAATGTTGTTATACCTGCTGAAGGTACAGGTGCATCTATATTCTTAACTGGTACACAGATTGGTAAGATTAAAACTCTTAAGAACAATGAATTTGGTTATGGTTACTCTCATGACTACACTCTACGTCCTGAGATTGCATTCCCAGTTAACTTACAACTCTTTAACACCTCAATACTATCACAGATCAAGATAACCAATCCAGGTGCTGGCTATACATCTGCTCCTGTTGTTGTAATCGAAGGTGGTGGTGGAACTGGTGCTAATGCTGAGGCAATTGTTAAAAACAACAGACTGTCTGAGATCATCGTTAAGGATCCAGGTGCAGGATATAGTTCAGAACCAGTTGTTACTCTAAAATCAGAATTTACATACGTTGTTAACTTAGACCTTAACTATCTACAGTTTAACTTCCCACATGGTATTACAACTGGTGCTGCTGTACAGTTCCGTGCAGAAGATATCGGTACTACAGTTGGTGAACTACCAAAACCAAGTTCAGTTGGTTTGACTTCATTGTCATCTACACAGACTTACTATGCTATTGCAGGTGATGCTAACTCACTAGAATCTGATCAACTTAGATTTGCGTTAACACCTGCTGATGCTGATTCTGGTAACTTTATTACCTTCTTAACACAAGGTGATGGAAGACAGGTTCTTCTTACTGAGGTATTCGGTGGTCAAGCAACTGCTGTTGTAGAAACCTCAAGATTCTTAGAATCTGAAGAAGTATTCCAAGGTGAATCTTATGAATTAGCAAATGCCTTCGGTACTGTTTCTATTAATGACGGTTGGCAGATTGGTCCTAAGATTCTTAAGATTGTTAATCCAAGAGGTGAGTTTGTTGTAGGTGGTAAGGTACAAGGTGTTATATCTCGTGCATCTGGTATTATTGACAATGTTAACATTGCAAGAGGTATTCTTAATATTGATGCTCTTACAAGAACATCTGGTAGATTTATTGATGACGTTGGTAAACCTTCTGAGATCGTACAAAAGATTCAGGACTCTTACTTCTATCAGAATTTCTCATATGTTATTAAGTCACAAATTCCAATTAACCGTTGGAAGAAGCAGGTATTAGAGAATAATCACCCTGCAGGATTTAATATGTTTGGTCAGTTAGAACTGACTGGTGGTAAGGACGTTTCTGGACGTAAGATTGGTACTGAGTTTACAAAACAGGTTAATATTAACGAATATACCAATGTTAACCAAATTACATCATTTGGTGCTGCTCAACCAATATATTCTACATTTAACAACTCTGAAGTTCTATTCAGAAAGAAAAGACTAACAAACTCTGAGGAAATCTTAACATCTATCGTTAAGAAGTTAGATAACATCTCAGATCAGTTTGATGGTTCTACTAAAGGATTCCCACTTACTGTAGAAGGTGAACAGGTAATAATTAAAGAAAATCAGATGTTGGTCACCTTAAACGGTGTTATCCAGTCACCTGGTACTGCATATCAAATTGTTGGTAATCAGATCGTATTTGCTGAACCACCAAGACCAGATTCTAAGGTTGTTTACAGAAACGTAGAAATACAGATATTACAGATTACTAGACTTAATCTAAACACTATTGGTGGTATTTTCCCACAAATCGGTGATTTCGTTTCTGGATTCACTTCTAATGCCAATTCTAGAGTTGTTGCTACTGGTGCATCAAGTATTGACGTTATTGACATCACATCTGGTCCTTATCAACTCAATGAGAGAATTGACGTTTCTAGAACTGGATTTAGTGCTTTAATTGGTTCCATTGATGTTTTAAGTCAAGAAACTATCTTTGAGTTCGAAGAAGTCGTTACTAAGGTTGCTTTAAGTGGAGAAACCGCTAAAGTCGAAGAAACTAACTTAGACCTTGATGGTAATACTGATTCCTTCTTAGTTCTTTCTAAGACTTCTGGTACTGCCGAATATGAGACTGGTTCTTATAATATTCTCTTAAATGACTTTATATACTCTTCATCATCAAATATTGCTGCTAAAGTAGTTGGAATTTCTCCATATAGAGATCCTATCAGTTCTATCAACCTTGCAACTGCAGTAGCCTTCGAAGAGGGAGATCAACTAACTGGTGGGATCAGTGGTGCTCTAGCGGAAGTTGTTAGAGTAGATGCTGAAGCACAACCACCTGTATTGTACTTTGTAGCTAAATCTGTTGCTAATTTTGTTGATGGAGAAACAATTACTGCTGGAGCGTTAAATGCTACTGTTTCAGGTGATATCAAGTTAGGTGACGTTGTAGATACTCTTATCATTAACAAAGGTTCTACATTCTTCGGATTAGTATTTGAGAGACTTATATCTCTATCTAACCAGAATATTATTCTTGATAATATCTCTCAGACAACTATTACTCCTACTACATTAACTGACGCTTCAGATCGTATTAACGCTGACTTCCTTGATTATGAGTCAGTACGTTCTACTGAGATCGAATATAACAATTTATCTGGTGGTACAATCACTAATAATGATAAGATTCGTTCTATCAATGTTAGTTACGGTAATGCTGAAACTGACGCTATTAACAGATATAAAGATGCTGCTAGAAGCATTAGAAATAATAGACAAGAAATTATCGATTTTGCAACCTCTCAGATTGCAATCGACTACCCAGATTTCTACTACACTGGAGAAACAGAAACTACTCAATATAGTAGATTTAAAGATGGATATCGTTTAATCCAGAAAAATAGCGATTGGATTATTGCTAAGGCATATCAGGACATGATTGTTCAGTATCCTAGTTCTACAATTCCTAGTGCTACTAAATGTAAGAGAGATATGAGATATCTCATCGATGCTCTCTCAAGAGACACAGGATGGGGTGGTACAGTTTATACTCGTAAGTTCTTACAGAAGTACTTCCCTGATGGTACATCATTAGCATATCTTCTTGGTGAAGAAACTGAAACTGTTTGGGGATTCCAGAGATGTGTAGATTATATGCAGGATGCTATTCAGAACCAATTAAGTGGATCTGAGACTATTGATGCTGTCGTTTATAACAAATACAATGAGCAATCTAGTGGACCTAATAACAATACTGGTATTACTGCTGACCCTAATCCTGGCGGTAATTATGGATCAGCAGGTACCAATACTACTAACAACGGTGCTGACAATTGTGCTGACGTTCAGGCTGCTCTTACAACTCTTTGGACCAATGTTAAGGAAGTCCTCGAAGCAGCATCACTAAGTGATCTTATTGACCTTTCTCTACCCGATGGAGGTTATACTCCTAAAGAGATCAAGTGTAATAGAGATACAGGATACTTTATTGATGCTATTGCAGATGACCTAGAAGGTGATGGTAATTATGCAACCGTAACCTTTACTAAGAAGTTCTTTGACTCAAATGGAATCCCAATTAACAATGGTCTTCCAGAAACAGAAGAAGCGATAACTGCATTTAATAAAGCAAAAGAATTATGTAAGAGAGCAATGAGAAACTTGCTCTACAGTCAGTCTCTTAATGAAACTGGTTATAACCTTAATGATCCTACAACATACTCTGCTCCATACTTAGAAAACTCTGGAGTTGCACATTACTATGATCCAGATTATGCTTCAGGATCTAACCAGAATGAAACAAACTGTGCAAACGTAGCATCTTCTATTGATACTTTAGCAAATCTTGCTACTACTGCATTTAGTGGTGATCAGTTTACTCCTTCAGGTGCAACTTATGATGCTGCAACTGGTGACATGGTTCTTACCATTGGAAACCATACTTTAACAACATCTGACACTGTAAGAATTGATCCTTATGGATTAACATTCACATGTTTGATGGATCAGAATACTGCTCAGAAGACATACCCACGTCCTACTGACCCATGGTATGAGAAGCAGATTGCTATTACTGCTGTAACTCAAACAACTATCACAATTAACGTTGGTACAACTCCTCTCGTTAACCATGATGTTACTGCTGCAAATTACAATATAACTTCTGGTGATTTACAATTAACTATCGGTGCACACACTTTAGAAGTTGGTACAAGTATCAAACTTGCTGAAGAATCATTAAGATTCCAGTGTGCTTACAACGGTGGTGGTGAAGGATTATATCCTCGTGCTACAGGTGCTAATACATCCAGTGGTGCTGACTATGCATATGACACTGCACTTCCTATCATTTCTAAAACAGGAACCACAATCACAGTTAATGTGAACGGTGGACAGGGTGCTATCTCTAATACCGATGCTCATACATTTGTATCTGCAACTTCAGGTGCTGTAATTTCTGGTGGTAACTACGCACATACATTTGTATCTGCTATTGCTAATTCCGTTAAGGCAGGTGGTAACCTTGATAATATCAATGCACTCTCAGTTATCTCAGATGGTACTTATCAAGAGAATGAGAACATTCGTGTTTACAAGTTTGCTTATAAGGATAGAGGTGGTAGTGGATTCTTCGTTCCTGGTGACACAATTATAGGAGCAACTACTGGTGCATCATTTGATCTTAAGGGTGCAAACTCTGGTTTAAGATGGTTATATGCTCAAACTGTTAGTGGTGTACCTAAACTTAAAGAGTACATTACCAATACTAAGATTACTAATAATCCTGGTGGATCTAACGTTAATATAACTCCTACAGGAGCAACATATGATCCTGATACTGGACAGTTAACTCTTACTCTTAATAACCATGGATATTCTGTAGGTAATAAAGTATCGTTTGCTGTTAATGCATTAAGATTTAGTTGTGCAATGGATGGTAATGCAACCAACCATGACTATCCTCGTGCTGATGATCCAGTTGGACAAGGACAACAACTTCAGATTCTAAAAACTACAACTAATACATTTACAGTTAATGTTGGTGCTACTCCTAAGTCATACTTACAAGCAACTGGTGCAGATTATGATCCAATCACAGGATCTATGGTTCTTAGTGTTGGTAACCATAATCTTAATGTTGGTGACAGTATTAGATTAAAACCAAATTCATTGATATTTACTTGTGCTCAAGATAATGATGCTACAGAGCACTCTTATCCTAGAGTTGCAGGTTCAGGTAACCCTTCAGGTGGACAAGACCCTGTATATGAGACTAAGATTAATGTAGACTCTGTTGGTGTACAAGCAACATTTACTTCATCTGATGCAGTTTATGAACCTTCTAATGGTACTCTTAAACTTAGTGTTGTTAACCATGGAATGCAGACTGGTAACAGAATCAAGATTGCTACCGATTCATTAACATTCAGTTGCACTAAAGATGGTAATGCTACTAATCACACATATCCAAGAAGCACTGATCCAGTCGATAATCAGTGGTTAGAAGTTACTGTAATAGACAATAATAATATTGGTGTTCAGGTTGGTGAGTCTCCTGCAGATGAGCAATATGTTCACACATATGTAACTTCTGGTTCTAACAACATTACTAGACAAGATGGAACTATCACTGTTAACGTATTAAGTTCTGCTCCTTCTTCTAATACTACTCCACATACATTTGTAAGAGCACTCGAAGATGCTGTAATTGTTGGTGGTGGTTATGCACATACATTCCAGAGTGCAGTTTCTAATGCTACTACCATATATCCTGCTTCAGCAAGACTAACAGCTATAGAAAAACGTAGTGGAACCAAGTCCCTGAAACTTGATTCAGGAGCATACCTCTCATATGCATTATCCACTGTACCTGCATTTGGTACATCAGACTTTACTATTGAGATGTGGGTACGTCCTACAACTGCTATGAATACTCAGAAGTATCTACTTGATATGCGTACAAGTGGTGGTTCAGAAGTTAATTCTCCAAGTCTTTACTTTGATTCAGGTAACCTGAAGTATAAGATTAATGGTTCTGATGTGATTAGTGGTGCTCATGGTATGAGTGCTAATACATGGTATCATGTTGCTCTTACTAGAACCAGTCAAATACTCAAACTTTGGGTTAATGGTTCACAGGTTGGTAGTGACTACACAGACACTAATACTTACCGTGAACGTAAGATGACTATTGGTGCTGAGTGGAACGGTGGTAACAACTATGTTGGATATATTGATAACGTTGTATTCTATGGTGGAGAGTCTAAGTATACTTCATCCTTTACACCTTCTACTTTATTCCCAACATCTACAACTGGTATTACTTTCTCAATGAGTAATGAGTTGCCTATCATTATGAGCAATAATGAAGCATATGCAACTCTAACTGGTACTACTAACTCTGCTTCTCAAGCAACTAAAGTTGATTATGATGCTCGTGAAGTTATTGTTGAGGAAGTTGATATATCAAGAGATGCTTTCCGTGAAGCAGCAGATATATTAGAACTTAACAGAGCATGGATTGCTGAAACAGCAGTCTGGAAGATGAAGGCAAAATATCCTGATTTGTTGATGCCTGGTGATACTGCTGATGGAGTCGGTCCTCAACAGGGTACAAGTTTCTGTTTAAGAGATACTAAAGAGTTTATTCTTAAAGGTGTTATCCAAGATTTACGTTATGGTGGTAACTATAACAGTACACTTGCTGCTAGAAACTACTTAACTGCATACGAAGGATTGGAGCATATCGCTAATGAGATTCTTCAGTCAATTTACACTTATAGAGAATTAGCACCAATTTGTAACTATGTGATAACAACTACAAGCACAGACTTGCAAACTTATGGTGGTACTAAGTATACTGATATTCTTAGAATACCTAACAACTTCTCATCTCCTGCTTCACAAGAGATTCAGGATGCTATCACTAAATTATGTGATGATATTGGAGACGTTCTTGGACCTACAGGTCAGAGATTCAGAGATGCAGGTGATCTAATTTGGCAGAACCGTGATGCAATCGCTGCTGAAGCAGTTGGTTGGTTAGAAGCAACCTACCAAGCAAATATTAATAGTACAACTTATGACTTCTATCAAAACCCTAACGCTAATCCTAATAAGTGCACTTACGAAATCAAGACTTATATTCTTCCTGCTATTATTGCTGACTTGGTTACAGGTGGAACTAATGCTATCCAGTACAACACCTCTAAGTTCCTCAACAATAATAACGAACTTTATTCGGTTGACAATGAACTAAGTGCTGTATTAGATGTATATGAATATGTAAGAATGTTATGTAAGAAGTGTATTAATAACACTCTCTTACCTTTAGGTCAGACTGCTGCAGGTCTTGGGGAAGATATCCCAACTGTATATCAGGATGACTACTATACAATGCAATATACTGAACTTGCAGTTTATAGAGATCCAACAATCACTATTGACCCAGAGGGTTATAATCCTGATGCTTATGATTCTAATAATAGAGTATTAGATGCTGCTCATTTGATTGAGAAGAACGCTAATGTAATTGCTTGGGAAGCAGTTCATACAATGAACGATCTTTCTAAGTTCCTTAACTTCACTGTTCCTGATGGTGCTCAGAATTGTGTAGATGATGTTCTTGATATATTAAAGGCTGTTGCACATGACCTTAGAAAGGGTGGAAACAGTAAGACATATGAAGCTGCTGCATTATATCTTGATCCTGAGACTGATAATCTTATTCAGTTAAATGGTCGTCAGCATACACACCAATTCGTTAGAGCATCTCTAAATGCTATCGAAGCAGGTGGTAACTATGGACATACATTTGTAACTTCTGCAACTAATGCTGTTACTGATAATGGTGGTGGACAACATACTCCACAAAACGTAGTTTATCAACCTTCTACTGGTAACTTAATTTTAACAATTCCAAGTCACGGATTAACCTCTGCTAATACTATTGAGATTGCAGAAGATGGTTTAACCTTCACTTGTGAAATGAATCAGAATGAGGACAATCATACTTATCCTCGTAAAGGTGATCCTGCATATGGTAAGCCTCTTGCAATTACTGCATATACATTATCAACAATTACAGTTAATGTTGGTACAACTCCTTTAGTTTACTACAACGTATCTGCTGCTGATTACAACCCTGTATCAGGTGCATTACAAATGACTATTGGTGCACACCAATTAGTTACTGGACAGAGCTTTAAGTTTAAGAAAGAAGCATTAACATTCACATGTGATAGAGATGATTATATAAGTGAGCATTCATATCCTCGTGATACAGATCCAGTTTATAATACATCTGTAGAAATTACTGAGGTATCACAAACATCTCATACTCCAACCAATGCAACTTATGATCCTAATACAGGTGTTGTAGCATTTACATTAAATGGTCATCCGTTTACTGGTGAGTCACAAGATACTGTAGAAGATGCTGTATATGATCCTAATACAGGTATCATGACATTGACCTGCACTAACCATGGATTCAGTGTTGGTGATAGTATTAAGATAGCAGATAACTCAATTACATTTACATGTACATTAGATAATAACGTATCTAACCATACATATCCTCGTTCTACTGACCCTGCAAGTAATTCTTGGTTACCTATTCTTAACGTAACTAATAACACATTTGATGTTCAGGTTCTAGCAGAAATTCCTTCTACTAACGTAACTCCACATACATTTGTATCTGCAACTTCTAATGGTATTACGAAGGCAAATGATTATGTAATGATTGAGGAGAATGCTCTTTCATTACAGTGTAATTCACAGACTAAGCAATATCCAAGACCTCAAGATCCTGCATACAAAGCATGGTTACCTGTAACTTATGTTGATGCTAATACTTTCAGTGTTCAGGTATTAACAACTGTTCCTTCTACTAATACTTCTGCTCATTCATTTGTATCATTTGCTACAGATGGACTTAAGAGACAGACTGGTCAAATTACATGTAATGTTGGAGTTGCTCCTGGTGAAGATGAAGCAGGTATTAGTGTTCTTAAGATTGCAACTGAAATTGCAATTATGACTATCCGTAATGGATTTGGTCGTGAGAACCTTTACATCTATAACCCAGATGCAGATACAGGAGATGACGGTGGTATAACTGGTGGTGGTACTGAATCATTTGATAACGTTGACGTTTCTACTTACGAACGTAATGCTGTTAAAGATAGATTCATTAACGCTGCTGATGTAATCGAAAGAAACATTCGTGTTATTGCTGAAGAAACTATTGCTGCTGCTAAAGTACAATATCCTTCACTTAATATTCCTGGTGGAAACATCAATTGTGTACATGACTTAAGTGACTTCCTTGACGCTATGGTTTGGAACCTACGTCATGGTGGTAATAACAAGATTATTCGTGCTGCTGAGTACTATGTTAATGAAGGTCTAACTCATGCTACTGAAGCAATCTGGATCTGCAACTATGCAAGAGATCTAGCAATTCAGGTAATGAGAAATGAATCTCTAGCACTTAACTATGGTGCTGATCCTTCATTCGATACTGCTATTGAGATTGTTGATGTTGCATCTACAACTCACACTGCAACTAATGCTGCTTATGATGCAGGTACAGGTCTATTAACTCTAACAGTTAACAGTCATGGATTCGGTGTAGGAGATAAGATTAACATTGCTGATAATTCATTGACATTAACTTGCTCAATGGATAATTACTACAGTAACCACACATATCCAAGATCAACTGATCCTGTAAGTGGACAATGGTTACCTATTATCTCTAAGGACAATAATACATTTACTGTTAATGTTGGTACTTCTAAGATTAAGAAGTTTACTCCTACTAACGTAGTTTACGAACCTAATACTGGTAACTTAATCTTAACTATCGGTAACCATACATTAAGTCAAGGAACTAACATTAAGATTGCTGATAATTCTCTATCCTTTACTTGTGTGATGGATGGAAATAACTCAACTAAAACATACCCAAGAACAACTGATCCTGTTAGTGGTGAACCAGTTGAGATTATTGGTACTACTGAGACTACAATTACAGTTAATGTTGGTGCATCTGTCATTAAGAATTATGATGTACACAATGCAGTCTTTACACCTAATAGTGGTAACATCGTTCTATCAATCGGTGCTCATGATTTCAGAGTTGGAGAGAGCATTAAGTTAGCAACAAGTTCTTTAGTCTTTAAGTGTGATCAGGATAGTCAAGCAACAAATCACGTTTATCCTCGTGCTTCGGCACCTAATGGTCCTGACCCTGCATGGAATACAGCAATTAATATTGATGCTGTTGGACATACAACACATACACCAACAAGTGCTGCATACAACTCATCTACTGGTGTAATGACACTAACCATGAACAACCATGGTCTAAAAGGTCATACAACACATACTATCTCAGATGCAACTTATACACCTGCAGATGGTAAGATGGTTGTTACTATCTCTAATCATGGTTTTGCAAATAACGATAGAATTAAGATTGCTCCTAACTCAATTTCATTCACATGTGGATTAGATGGTAACAGTGCTGTTAAGTCATATCCTAGACAGTATGGTTCTGCTGCTCCTGGTGGATCTGATTATCCATTCGATAAGTGGTTACAAGTTACTAACGTAACTAACGATACATTCGAAGTTAATGTTGGTATATCTTCTGATACTACAACTCACACTTTTGTAACTGCTTCTCCTAATGGAGTAACTTATGCAGGTGACATGGTTAAGATTGCACCTAACGCAGTTACATTTAGATGTTCTAAAGATGGTAACTCTAGCGATCACTCATATCCAAGAACAACTGACCCAGTATATGATGAGTGGTTACCAGTAACATTTGTTGATAACAACAACTTCAGTATACAAGTTGGTATTTCTGGTCCTAACGATCAGTACACACATCAATTCCAATCATTCGCTTCTAATGGTCTTCATAAGCAAGATGGAACAATTACCTTAGATGTAAATGATGGATCTGGTGCTATTTCCAACCTCACAACTCACTACTTCCAGTATGCAGTTTCTGGTGCTGTAATTAGTGGTGGTAATTATCAGCATACCTTTAAGTCTGCAACTGCAGGTGCTATCCACACTGGTGGTGATTACACTCATCAGTTTGTATCTGCTACACCTAACGGTATTACAAGACAGAATCCTTCAGGTGTAGTTACATTACAAGTTGGTGCTTCTGGTCCTAACGATCAATATACTCACGCATTTGTAAGTGCTCAAAATGGTGCTCTAATCACTGGTGGTAATTATCAGCATCAATTTGTAAGTGCTCTACCTGGTGCAGTAATGACTGGTGGTGCATATGATCATACATTTGTAAGTGCTGCAACTAACTGTATTAACGTTGGTGGTGCACCTACTGAGTTAACACCTAATGGAGCAACATATGATGGTACTACTGGTGAATTAGTTCTTTCCTTTGCTTCTGCTCACAACTTAACTAATTCCAATACTATCACTATTGATGATAATGGATTAAACTTCACATGTGATTTTGATGGTAATTCTACAGTTCATGGATATCCAAGATCTACTGATTATGCATCTGGACAAACATTATCCATAACTGCATACACAACTAATACAATCACTGTTAACGTAACCTCAACACCGTTCGTAGACTTTAATGTTTCTAACGCAACATACGATGCAGGTACTGGACACTTAGTATTAGATATTGGATCAAACACACTCGAAGGACCAAGTGCAGCGAAGACAGTTACTGGTGCTGCATATGATCCAAATACAGGTGTAATGACCTTAACTATTAATGGTCATGGATGGAACAATGGAGACAAAGTTAACATTGCTGATAATTCATTAACCTTCACATGTACACAAGGTTCAGGTAATCATTCTTATCCAAGATCAAGTGACCCTGCAAGTGGAAACTGGTTGACTATTTCTAACGTAACTAACAATACATTTGATGTACAAGTTCTAGAAGATATTCCTTCTACTAACACTACAACTCATACATTTGTATCTGCAACTGCTAATGGTGTTGTTAGAGCAGGTGCAAACGTTAAGATCAGAACTGATTCATTAACATTCACTTGTGCACAAGATGATTACACAACTAATCATACATATCCTCGTGCTAAGGATCCTGCGTTCGATAGACCAATGCCTATCGTTGCTAAGGCAGGTAACACAATTACTGTTGATGTTGGTCAATCACCAATCGTTACTTACACACCAACTAATGCTACTTACGATCCTGCAACTGGATACTTAGCATTAACAATTGGTTCACATGATTTATTCACTGGAACATCTGTTAAGTTAGCACCTAACTCCTTGACATTTACATGCTCAAGAGATGGTAATACTGCACAGAAGACATATCCTAGAAGTGGACACAAGTATAAGCAATCATTCTACAATGATCTTGACTTTAAACCATATAGTGCAAGTAACTATGTAATTACTGCTGACACTAATAATCCTAAGTGTGCTGATGTAGCATCTGCCATCACAACAATGATGGGAATCTATACTACTGCAATTAACACACCTGCAGCTCTAACTGATGGTACTATTACCAAATCTCTACCAATGATTTGGCCAGTTAAGTACGCACCTGAAATGGTAGAACGTGATGTATCAGTCACATTCCATACTGAAGGTGCTGATGCAGGAGATTGGAATACAACATGCCCAACTGCTGCAGCAAACATAGAATCATTGATGCAAATCATCATTGACACAATCTATCTTGCTAAAGGTGGTGGTGGAAGTCACTTGGATGCTATCAAGAAAATTCCACCATTTAGATTTAACCAACAGTATCAGACATTTACATGCTACAACGTAACATCTGCAACTGATACATTATTCGATGTATTACTCCATACACTTGGTGGTGGATCTAAATCTGATAAGAAATGTGCACGTCACATCCTCTTTAATAAGCACGCAATTGTTCAGAAGGCATACGATAGAACTGTTAACCAATATCCTGGCACTCAGGCAACAATGCAGTTTGCTGATGATATGGTTGTTGCTCTACTTTATGACATGAATACAGGTGGTAACCAAGGTATGCTTAAGTTGGTTAACTCTTGGTTCGATGGTGAAGGTAACTTTATTGCATTCCCTAATGTTGTTAGACAGCACTTATTATTCTACACAACTAGAATTCGTGAGTATGTAAAACGTACATTATATGATCAGAATAATAATGCTCAGTGGGCTGGATATGATATCTACAAAGATACTACAAATAGTGCTGCTATCCCTGATAGATTTGAGTACGATTGGGAAAGTTCTGAGTTTAGAATTGATAGTTCTCTAAACCTTGCGTACCATGGTTTAAATAGATCTGCACCTCCTTCCAATAACTTAGTTAACTACATCAATAGTACTGATGTTACTAACTTACAGAATCTATATGATGAGGGTGAAGATTATAACACTGATCCAGAATTGATTCTATTGACTCCAACAATCGAAGTTGGATTCGAAAGAAGAGAAAGTGTTGTAAGGATTACACGTCCTAACTTCTTCTTCCGTGGTGATATTGTTGCTTATGTTCCTGCATCTGGTCAGATCGAACAAAGTTTACAGGATCAACAATACTATTACGTTCTTAACGCAACTGCAGATTGGTTCGAAATTGCTCGTGAAATTAAGCATGATGCAAGATATAGATTATTCCAGTTAAACAAATCTCTAACTGGTCAGCAAAGATTACAAACAGTTGTACGTTCTGGTATTTCTTTACCTGCTGCACAATATCCAATGCGTGATTTGGAACAACCAATTAGTGCAGGATTTAACGTTGCTGATATTCTAATTGGTGCTACATCTAACGCACTTGCTGAAGTTACCAGAATTAGAAATAACGAAGCAACTATTGTTAAACTATACTACAAGTTTAATATTGATGCTGCTACTGCTAGATTTACAAATGGTGAGACTGTACAGAAACAAGGTGCAGGTGCTAACAATGCAGTAGTTGTTCAGACTTCACCTCTAACAGGTGACCAGAGTGATGAGGGTTACATTTATGTAGAATCTCTAACTGGAACATTCTCTGATAATGATGTTATCGAAGGTGCAACAAGTGGACAGACTGCTTCTATAAATGGAGCAGGTGTTACTCGTATGTTGATCAACACCGATAAAGGTAGTTTTGCTACTGGTGAAAAAGTCTTTAACAAGGCAAATGCTGCTCAAGCAGATATCGTTTCTTATGAAAATTCTGAAGGTGCTCTAGTTGGTAATACTGGTGGACGTATCACAATCGATATCGAATCAATCCAAGAAGACTTTAAAGATGGTGATATAATTTATGGATCTATCACAGATAAGATTCTTGACATTGCAGATATTCGTGCTGATGGTTTAGAACCATTAGAACTTAATCAGTATGTACATGCTGTTTCTACAATCGAATTAGATATTGCTGCTGTTGTTCGTGATGGTGGATATAGTGGTGACTTTAACGCAGGTGATTTAGTTTACTTACTACAAGGTACAATTGTTAAGGAACCAGGATTCACTGCTGTTGTTACTAAGTACCAAGCACCTGATCCTGAAGCAACTCCTCCAGTACCACATAAGATGTGGATTGCAAACCTTAAGCCATATGGAACTGACTCCAATGGTGAAGTTGTAACTCCAGATGCTAACTGGTTAGTTGGTGGTGGTACTGCACTTGGTAAGTTTGAGAACCTTAATAACTTCCCAATTATCCTTGCAGAAGCAAATGGTGTTACTGAGACTGCTGTAAGTGGTTATGGTAGGGTTTCTGGTAAGAGTGTTATCGGTACAACTGGTAGACTTTGGTTAGAAGATGTGGTTGGTGATTTCCCAACTAACTTAACAATTATTTCTGATGCTGATTGGTCTGCAGGTGTAACACAATCTAAGGGTCTAGTCGGACGTTGTAACAGATTCTTCAGAGGATTTGATGGTGAGCAAACTACATTTAAGTTAACTGTAAATAACGGTGAATCTTACTTCCCAGATCCTGCAGGTCACCTATTAACATTCGTTAATGGTATTCTACAACCACCTGGTGCAAACTACGCATATACTGCATTCTCTGATCAGATTCAGTTTACTGAACCTCCTACAGTTGGATCAGAATTTATCGGATACTACGTTGGTAAATTACGTCAGTTAGATGATATCTCCTTCGAGTTTGACTCATTAAGATCTTCCTTTAACCTACGTTACGCAGGTGGATTCTACTCACTAACACTAACTGAAGGTGTTAGCTCCAGTACCATACTTCCTGAGAACAATATCATTTGTTCACTGAATGGTGTTATTCAGGAACCAGGCGTAGGTTATGAACTTGTTGGTTCTAGAATTATCTTCGCTGAAGTTCCTCGTGCGGGATCAACATTCGTTGCATTCTCATACATTGGTTCTGACGCTGACGTTATCGCTGCTACAGTCGTACCTCCTATCGAGGCAGGTGACGTACTACAAATCGAGGGTGAGAATGAGAATCGTGAAGTTGCGTTGATCGAATCTTCTAACTCCTTGATTACTTTCGAATACACAGGAACTGTTAAGGGACGTAACGCAGAAGCACTTGCTTCTATCACAACAGGTGAAATTAAGACTGCAATCATCACCTCTCCTGGTGATGGATATACATCACGTCCAAACGTTGATGTTGTATCTTCCTCTGGATTTGATGGTCGTGTTCGTGCACTAATGGGTCTTTTAAGAATTGATGTTAAGACTGCAGGTGTTGGTTACTCTATGCCTGAAGTTACAGTCGAGACTGAAGTTCCTGATGATTGGACTCCACCAATAGGACCTGCTGTTAACCAAGGATTTGATACCTACGCAGGTGAAGGAACTGACAACGAAGGTAACCCAATTGTTATTGTTCCTGGCTACATTCAGATCAATGCACAACCAGTTAACGTAACAGTTAACCAAGGTCAGACTGCAGGATTTACTGTTATCGGTGCATTCATCAAGTCTTCTGATGGTACAGTTGGAACTACTCCACTCAACTATCAGTGGCAGCGTAAGCAGTATGGTGAAACTGCATGGGCTAACATTACTGGAGCAACCAGTTCTGTTTACAGTACACCTTCAGCCGCACAGGCAGATGATGGTGATGAGTTCCGTGTTGCTATAACTGCTGCAGGTGCTTCACCTGTATATTCCAACTCCGTGATCCTCACAGTTCAGACTGGTGCGACAATCATCTCTAACTTCTTACCTACTCAGATCTTCCAATAAATAGAACATGGCTGCTACATCATCATATAATCAAGGAACCAAAATAATAACGGTGGACGGGGATGGACTCCCCACTCCCGTTACTTACGGTACCTTTCCTAATGTCAACAATCCCAACAATGTAACAGAGCAAGACTTTGAGCATTCTTGGTATTATAGGGGTGGTACGTTTGGTATTAGTAGAACTTTTGATGATGCTAATTTTACACAAAATGGATTTGTAATTAGTATCCCTATATCTGTTGCAGATAATGCTTTATTAGGAAGTTCGATACAAGTTGGAGATAGAATTCTTTTCATATTAGATGCAGGAACTGCTAATGAAAAGAAGCAAGTATTTAAGTATACTGGTACTCAACAGACAGTTGCTTCTGGAGAATTTTGGAGAGCAACATCAACCAATCTTGAGTTGATTGTTGATTATACTAGAGAGACATATAGTGGAACTTATCAATATTTTGATCAAAGAAATGGAAGAGCTGCAGTACCTTTAGGTGCTATTGGTGTTGCATCTAACGGTGTCGTCTTCTTTAATCCTAGTGCAGGTGCAGGTGGTAACCCTCCTACTGGATTTAACTGGAACGCACATTTCGAAGATGCTGTTGTAGATTTTGGAGATGATAGTTGTGGTGGACACCCAGAAGTAACAGGTCAATATCATTATCATGATACAGATTTTTTACAGTGTTGGAAAGCAAACTCTGTAATGGCAGGATATAATGATTACTATGGTTCTAGTCAGTATAACGGTGATAATCTAAGACATCCTGATGGACATTCCAAAATGGTTGGAATTGCTTTTGATGGATTCCCTGTTTATGGTCCTTACATCTATAGTAGTCCTTGGGATAATAATTCTGATATTGCAGTAGCAAGTAGTTCATATAGAGTTAAGTCAGAGGAAGCAGATGGAAGACCTACTTATGGTACTACTCAGCAGAATCCACCTGCAGGAGCACTTATACAAGATTGGGAATACCAAGAGGGATTAGGAACTCTTGATTATCATAATGGTAGATTTGCTGTAACACCTGAGTTTCCTAATGGAACTTATGCTTATTTCCTATCTACAGAATTAGATTCTGAACAGAATTTAGTTCCTCAGTTTCCATATCTCATTGGATTAACTACTAGAGAAGTATTGCAGAAACCAGATAATGATGGTGCTGCTACACCTCCTGCACCTCCTTCAGGTGGAGACGGTGAAGCACCTCCAGCTACTATATTACTTGGTGCACAACCTCAGAATGCTACCGTGGAAGTTGCTTCATCAGTTACATTTACTGTTACTGCAACTATTAGTCCTGAGGAAGGTCCTAAGACTTACCAATGGTTCAGATCTACAGACGGTGGATATTCATTCGCTGTTCTTACTGGAGCTACAACTAATAATCTTACGTTCACTGCTCTGGCATACATGTCTGGATACAAATACAGATGTGTTATCACAGGACCTGTGGGTGCAACCCCTGCAACTAACTCTCCTCTAACAACTGACGTTGCAACTCTCACCGTAACAGGTGTTGGTGGCGGTCAAACTGCTGAGGACTTCTCAAGTACCAACGTATCGTTGGATACTACTGGTATCTCCTTCGATGCCACATAAATAAAACTGTACAAACTGTAAAAACATGGCTAAACAATCAGTTGGTATTGGATCTTCTGCAAATGATGGCACTGGTGATACTTTGCGTGATGGTGCCATCAAGGTAAATGCCAACTTTGATGAGCTTTACACAGCATTAGGTAACGATACTACAATCCAAGTGGACATCAGTGGATCTCCTTCTGATGGTCAAGTATTAAAATGGACTTCTAGTCCTTCAGGAGCATTTAGAGCAGGGAACTATGATATTCTAAGTTCTAATCTTGATACAAACGGTCATCAAATCGTTTGTGATGGTACTGATAATATTACACTCAAGCAAACTGGCACAGGAGATATAAAATTTTGGGCTGGTGGAAGTGGATCACCTTTAACATATGTTGATGGTGATGATGGATATTTTAAATGGTATGCACCTTATGCAAATGCAGCAGGATTACCAATTGCATCAGATCATCAGGGTATGTTTGCTTATGCAAATTCTGAAGGTAAAGGATATTATTGCAACACTTCTGCATGGGTACCTCTTATTGATGAGACCAGTAGTATTTCATTATTAAGTGATGTTGATACAACTGTAAATGGTGGTCCTTCTGATGGTCAGGTTCTTAAGTGGGTAGCATCAACATCTAAATGGTCACCTGCTAATGATGAGCAAGGGACAGGTGGTAGTGGTGGAACTACACAAAACTTATTTGAGACATTTACTGGTGATACTGGTACAACCACTGCGTCTGCTCCTAACGACACTTTTAATATTGTTGGTGGTACAAACATTGCTACTGCATTGGTTGGAGACACTTTAACAATCAATATGACAGGAACTCTTGGAGATCCTGATCAGAATCTCTTCTCGACATTCGGTGCAGATAATGGACAGACTTCAGCTACTGTTACTACAGATACACTTAACTTCTTGGGTGGAACTGGTATTAGCACTAACCTTAACGCAGGTGCTATTACAATTACAAATGACTCACCGAACATTGCCCAGAACGTAATCCAGACTGTATCAGGTAATACTGGATCATATACTGCAAATGCTACTGACAGCACTGTAACTATTACTGGTGGTACAGGTTGTACGACTTCTGTGAGTGGTAGCACATTAACTGTTGATGTAGATGAACCTCTCCCAGCTGGTACAGTATCAAATACAGGTCATTCATTCTATTTTGATCAGAACTATGCTGTAGTAACACAAGAATCACCTGTATTATGGTACAACGTTACGTCTAATGGTGATTCTGCATATAGATTCTCAGGTCCAGGTGTCGCTGATACTGCTGATGATCCTACATTCTATGTGTATAGAGGATTTACTTATGTGTTTTATAATAGCACTGGTAGTGCTCACCCATTTGAGATCAGAGTTTCTAATGGTGGTTCTGCAGTAACTAATGGTATTAGTGGAGATATTAATGGAACATTGATTTATACAATACCAATGAATGTAGCGGCTGGTACGACACATGTTTATCAGTGTACAGCACACCCTGGTATGGTTGGAAATTTAGTGGTGGTATAACATGGCAAGAACAGTTCCAGGATCAGGTGCAACAATAGAACCAGTCTTTAATAGCGTATTCGGTGTTAGAGACGTAATCGTGACCAATCCTGGTTCTGGTTATAGTCAGTCTGATCCCCCAAGATTAGTAATTGGTAATTGTGGTACTCCCATTAGGGATGCTGTTTTGCGTGCAAATATTGGTCTCAATGGAGATCTTCTTTCTGTTGATGTGGTAGATCCAGGTGAAGGATATGATCCATTAAGATTAGAAGTAACCAGTCCTGATTCAGGGGTTGTAGAAGCAGATGCTAATCTTGTACTGAAAACTGATGGTACTGGTGGAATACAAACAGTCCAAGTCACCCAGCCTGGTGATGGATATTTTACTGCTGAAGCGGAGATAAAAGGTGGTGGAGGATCAGGTGCTGAACTTGTTCCTATCACGGGTGGTGTAACTGGTCTTGCTATCGAAGGTAAAGGTAGGAACTACGATCTCAACGATATTACTCTTGTTATATCAGGTGGTGGTGGAGACGGAGCAACGGGTGTTGCTGAGGTTAATCAGTTCGGCTCTGTCACTGGAATTACCATTAGTAACCCAGGTGAGTTTTTTGAGACTCCTCCGATTATACAGCTAATTGGTGGTGGTGGTAGCGGTGCTACTGCTGAGGCAAAGATTAATCTTGGTGCTATAACTGAGATCAATATCCTCAATCCAGGTGGTAGTTATGTTGCTCCTCCTCAGGTTATCTTCACTAGAGATACTAACTTAATAAGAACACAAAGAAATAGAACATCATTAGAGAGTGAATTATATAATGTAACTGCATTACTAAGAAATGCTGCTGCATCAGATACTGTCTTATATGTTCAGACTACTGATGCATATCCTGGTTCTGGTAAATTCCAGATAGGAACAGAGATCGTTAGATATACTGGTAAAACACCTATCAGTTTTACTGGATGCACTAGAGGTCTTAATTTTAGATATGACCAACGTATTGTATTAGATGCCTTGGCAAATGATAATGATGGACTATCAGGATATAACTTTACTGTTTCAGATAGAATTAGAAGAGTAGAGGAAGATAAAACTAATAAGGTTGCTGTTGTATATGACTGGAATAAGGTAACTAGAGAGTTATTCTTAATCTTCGAAGTTGATGAATTGGCATTTATTGATGGTGGTCGTTCTAACGAAAAGACTGCTGTTATTCAGTTCATTGCAGGTGTTGCTAGTTCTACAGAAACTGGAGAAGCACCACACGTCTTGGTTGAGCAACAGAATAGTAACATCGTACTATTCACTTCACCATTAGGATTATTAGAGAATTTCACCTTCGAAGATGATGATGAATTGGATGGAGCAGGTGATGGAATCCCTGACCTGGTAAATACTGATACAGACTATGAGAATGAGATCAGCCTAGATGGTGGTATTGCATCATCACTCTATGGTATTGAGGAGACCGTTGGTGGTCAAAACACAACCTTATTCCAACAAGGTGATGAGTTATATGATTCTAGTTTAGTTCCTCTAGTATCATCTGTATCTGTTGCAGGTGCACTTGGTGATGGATTAGCACATAGTGCAACTTCTAAAGTAGTTGCTAAATCTTGGAATAATGTAAATTATATCGTTGGAGAGATAGTAACTGGTGGAACCACTGGGGTTACTGCTAAAGTTGTCTCATTTAATAATGCTTATGCTACGGGATATGTAGAAATAACATTCGAAGACCTAACGAATAATGGTAATACATATCAATTTACAACCAGTGATACCTTAACAGGTGGTACCTCTGGTGCAACATCAACTTTCTGGAAAGAGGAGTTTACAAACCTCGTCAGAAACGAACCTGAATAAGTCACATAAATAAAAGGAAGGTTAAACTGCTAAGATGGCACTACTCACCGATCAATTTAGAATTTTCACTGCGGAGAGATTTATTAAAGCTCTAGAGGGTGCCGACCCATCGCAGTCAGACCTTGTAGCGGGAACGTCGAGGGACAGGTTGTATGTTTTCATTGGAAGACCACAAGAGTGGGACAATGAGAATGCTCCTCCTACCCCTGTCGATTCTTTCCAAGAGTTTTCAGACACATTCGCTGACATGATCTCTCTTAAGAGAGTTCTTGCTAACGATACAATCCAGGTTGTAAGGCGAATTGACTGGACACCACCAGAACAAACTACTGGTGGATTAGGTTATGTCTATGACATGTACCGTCATGATTATAGTTCTACTAAAACTGCGTCTTCTGGTGCAACTAAGTTGTATGATGCTGATTTTTATGTAGTTAACTCACAATATCAAACTTATAAGTGTATCTACAATGGCACGTCTCCTTCAGACCCCAATGGCAAACCATCCACGGTTGAGCCTACTGGTACTTCCACAAGTATTATCACTACCAGCGACGGCTATCGTTGGAAGTATCTTTATACTATACCTGTTGGTCAAGTCTTAAAATTCTTCTCTAACGATTACATGCCTGTTCTTAGCGATGTCGCTGTTACAGGTGATGCTGTTGGTGGAGAGATTGATACTGTTGTTATCCAAGCATCAGGTACTGGATACAACAACGGAACGTATGAAAACGTTCCTATTAAAGGTGATGGAGTTGGTGGAAGAGTATCACTGGTTGTTGATGGTGGACGTATAGTTAACGCTACTGTGACATCTGGTGGATCTGGATACAACTTCGGTAAGATCGTTATTGATGAAGTCAATGGTATTGGTGCAGGAACTGGTACTGGTGCTGCTATTGACGTTATCATTCCTCCTGAGACAGGACATGGTGCTGAACCAGACTCTGAGTTAGGTGGATATCGTGTAATGATCAACACCAAATTTACATACGCTGAGGGATCAGGTGACTTCCCAACTGATAACGACTATCGTCGTATTGGTTTGGTTATTAATCCTAAGCAATATGGTACTACAGAACTTACTTCTGCTATTACTTTATCTGCAACTCAAGCGGTTATATTCTCACCAACCTTTACAGGTCAGTTCCAAACTGATGAGATAATAACACAGTCCCGAACTGTCGGTGGTCAACAGGTGACTGCTAGAGGTCGGGTTATTTCATGGAATGATACCACTAAAGTCCTGAAGTTCTATCAAAATAGAATCGATGGTGTGTTCCCAGAAATCACTGGTAACCTAACTGACTTTGAGGGTGGTAACCCTGTGGTAGGTGCTACATCAGGTACCTCTGCTGACCCAGACATCAACTTCCCAATTGTTTCTGGTTCATCCACTCGTATTATTAACAACACAGAATATGATTTGGGTATGTCATTCACCAATGGATACGCCAAACCTGAGATTGAGCCAAACTCTGGTGAAATCATTTACATAGATAATAGAGGTGCGATTTCTCGTGCAGGTGACCAAATCGAAGATATCAAGATCGTAGTAGAATTCTAAATCAATGCCACAGAATACCAATCTGAATATCGCTCCGTATTTCGACGATTTCAGCAAAGACAATAATTTTTATAGAGTACTCTTTAGACCAGGATTCCCAATCCAGGCAAGAGAACTTACTACTATGCAATCGATTCTGCAGAATCAGATCGAGAACATGGGTACGCACCTCTTTAAAGAAGGTGCTATGGTCATTCCTGGTCAAATTGGATATGACCTGTCTGTACATAACATTGTTATTCAGCAAGCATTTTTGGGAGTTGATGTTGAGACTTATAGAGAACAGTTACATGGAAAGATTGTAGAAGGTCTTACTACTGGCATTAAAGCTAAGATCCTATTCTCTATCCCTGCTACTGAATCAACTCGTGGTTATATAAGTTTCTATCTTAAGTATGTTGAGTCTGGTGATACTACATCTGATGTAAACACAAAGGTATTCCAGAACAACGAACAGTTAATATGTGAAAATGAACTAACATTCGGTAATACTTTGATCGAAGTTGGATCACCATTCGCTCAACTATTACCAGTTGATGCAGCACAAATAGGTTCTACAGCGTATATCAATGAAGGAGTTTATTTCATCCGTGGGCATTTCGTTGACGTTTCTTCTGCTTACATTATCCTGGATCAGTATACCAATAATCCTTCCTACAGAGTCGGATTCGAAGTATCAGAGTCGATCATCACTCCAGAAGACGACCCAGCCCTAACAGACAATGCGATTGGTTCATCGAACTATTCTGCACCAGGTTCTCATAGATTCAGAATCAAATGTACATTGGTTAAGAAACCAATAACTGATGATACTGATAAGAACTTTATAGAACTCTTACGTCTTAAGAATTCTATTGTAGAAAACTTCGTTGATCGTACTGAGTATAACGAGATTGAGAAATCTATTGCTCGTCGTACTTATGAAACGCATGGAGATTATGTTGTTGATTCATTTGATGTACGTCCTAGAGAACATCTAAATGATTTCTTTAATAATGGTGTTTACAATGCAGGACAAAATTCTGCAGATGGTAACGTTGCTTCTAGCAACTACATGGCATTAGAGGTTGGTAAGGGTAAAGCATATGTAAAGGGTTTTAGAACAGAACTACTTTCTGCTAACTATGTTGACTCACCAAAACCTCGTACCTTTGTTGGACGTAACAACCAGATTATTCCTATTGACTTATCACAGTCATGTGAGGTATATGACATCTGGGGTTGGCCAGAGATCTCTGGTGAGGGTGTAACTAACTGTTATCAGGTATTAGAACTAAGAGACAATTGGTCTGGTACAGGAGCATCTAACAGTGTTCAGGGTGCACTAATTGGTAAAGCAAGAACTCTACAATTAGAAAGAGATAGTAATAAGTACAATCTGTTTATGTTTGACATACAGATGTTTACTGCTCTTAACTTTGCAAACAGTCAGACAGTTAACTCTGGTGAAGTATTAAAAGGTCGTCAGTCAGGTGCTACTGCATTTGTTTACAGTGGTTCAGGTGCTTCTTGTTTAGTACACCAAGTTTCAGGACAGTTCCAAATCGGTGAAGTTATCACTAGAGATGGTAGAGTATTAGATACATTGGATGCTGTATATGCTTATGAGCAATCTGATGTTCGTCAAGTTGTAGGTAAAGATGGTGCTACTGTTATCTTTACTGCTTCATTAGCACTTAACCTCAGAGAGGCTATTCCAGGTACAACTATTAATATCGATGCAACAGGTGGTAACGATAGAATAGAAGGTTTCGGTACAAGATTCGAAAGTGATATTCGTGCAGGTGAAGTTCTAACTGCAACTAATACAGATTTTAAAGCACAGAACTCTATTCGAGTTAAGAGAATAGATCAAACTGCTATTGGATTTACAGATCAAAACAGGAATGATCCTGGTACTGCTGTTGTGTTTGATTTCACTAATCAACATGCTGCATTAGATACAGGTTTAACTAAGGGTACTGTTCCTGATGCTGAATACCCTGCAGGACAGGTTGTTAGATTACGTCCTAGATTTGCAACGAAGACTGTACAGGATGGAGAATTGGTTATTGACATGCCTAAACATGCCATTAAGTCAATCTCTGATGAATCATTTGTTGTAATAAAAACCTTCGCTAACAAACAGTTATCATCTGGTGACGTTACATTCACACTACCAGAGAACGAACAGTTTACTACTCTTGATAGTGAGAACTATATTCTTACAGTTACACAAGGTGCTAACAGTCATACAGGATATGGATGGAACGTAGGTACTAACATTGATATTGAGAATGAATCTACTAAGAACTCACCTACTATTGGTGTAACCTTTGGTGCTAATAGACAGTCACTACAGGTTACTGGTATGAACCAAGGTAGTGGTGGTGCTTCTAATATTACTGAGGTAACTCTAACTGCTGCAGTTTCTGTTAACACAGTATCTAAGAAGATTAAGACTGCTGCTAAGATGCGAGTGATGAAAGTTGTTCGTACTAGAAACAATACTGATGTACAGAACTACGGTTTAACATACGGTAACTTATATGGTACTCGTATTGAGGATGAAGAGATTTCATTTGCACTGAATGACGTATACAAACTACATGCTGTATATGAATCAGAAGATGATGGTGACGCTCAAGTACCTTATGTGATTCTAACGGAGAATGTATTCTTCGATCCAGGATCTATTGTTGTTGGTAGAACAAGTGGTGCTCGTGCAAGAGTTGTATCATTTAACTCTAACAATCTTAGATTATATCTTGTACCTACAAGTTCAGAATTCTTTAATTCAGGAGAGACCATTGATGGCTTTGATGACGATCTTAATGCTTTGGTTGGTGTCGTTGATGATGCTGATGGATCACTCGAAAGAGGATCAAAAAACATAACAGCGAACTTCGACTTAGACCCTAACTTAAATTCTTACTACTATAGTGTTTCTAAACTTCTTAGAAAGGGTGGAACTGCTGAACCTCGTAGAAAATTGGCAGTTGTATTTGACTACTTCATTCATGAAGCGTCAGGTGATTACTTTGCTAACCAATCTTACTCTGGTATTGACTTCTCTGAAATTCCTAGATGGAAAGGTAATAACAATAGTAAGTTCTTAACTGATACTGTAGATTTCAGACCTGCTGTTGGAGAACTAGCATCTGGATCTGGTACAGTTGAGCAACCATATTACACAAACTGTGTAAGTTTAGACTTTGACTCAAGAGTATTCACAAGTACTGGTGGTGCAGGTGGTTCTACTATCTTTAACGTACCTAAGGTAGAAGAAGAATTCCGTGCTGACTACGAATACTATCTACCACGTCGTGATAAACTATTCATGACACATGATGGTGATCTAAAACTATCTCAAGGTATACCTTCAGAAGATCCCCCTGAAGCAGATGATCTTGACAATGCAATGTTACTTGCCAAGATTAACTACCAACCATATGTTTATGATGTAGATGAAGATGTAATTATTACTCTACACCAACAACGTCGTTACACTATGGAAGACATAGGTAACATAGATAGACGTTTACAAGACGTTGAGTACTATACTTCTCTATCTCTTCTTGAGAGTGATGCTAGAAATGTTAAAGCATATGATGACGATGGATTTGATCGTCTTAAGAATGGATTCATGGTTGATGACTTTACATCTCATGGAACTTCTGCTACAGAGAACATAGACTATAAGTGTTCATTAGATTTCACAGAAGGTAATTTACGTCCACAGCATTATACTACTAACGTAGCATTAGAGTGGAACCAAAGTTCTTCTACTAATGTACAGAAAGCAGTTGCTAACTTAATCACTCTTCCATACACATCTGATGCGATAATCGTACAACCATATGCTTCTAGAATGGAGAACGTTAACCCATTTAACGTCTTCACATTCATTGGTCGTATTGATCTTACACCTGCATCTGATGACTGGACTGACACACGTCGTGCTCCTGCAAGAATTACAAATATAGAAGGTAACTTCCAAGCAACTCGTAGAAGATTGCGTGTAAACCAACAAGGTTTTGCTCCTATACAATGGAGAGCATGGAGAACTACATGGACAGGTACTAGAAGAACTAACACAAGAAGATGGAGAGAACATTCATTTGCTCGTGGTGTACCTAGAAGAATCATGGCGAGTCAGACTATTACCACTACACGTCGTCAGGTAAGAAGTGGTATTAGAACTCGTGTTGTACCTAGGATTGATAGAAGATCTCTAGGAGACAGTATTATTGATAGTACATTTATACCATGGATCAGGTCTAGGAACGTTGGATTTGATGTACAACGTATCAAACCTAAGACCAGAATGTACGCATTCTTCGATGGTGATAATATAATGACTTACATTACACCTAAGTTAATTGAGATCGTTAAGAACTCATCTGAAGATGCTAGAACTAATGAGACACCATTTGTTATTGGTGAGACTGTAATTGGTGCACAATCTGGATCAAGATTTAGAGTTGCAGCACCTAATGATGGTTTAGCAACTGACCCATATAGTCAGACTAATGCTAACCTTCCAGACTCTTATGCATCACAGACTGCAATTCTAAACATAGACACAGTTGTAATGGCACAAACCATTTCACCTGACTACTATGGTAACGCAAGAATTGGAGAAATTCTCGTCGGTCAAACTTCAGGTGCACGGGCCGTTGTTAAAGATCGTAGATTAATTTCTGACTTGATTGGAAACATGAAAGGTGTATTCTTTATACCTAACCCTCAAAATAGTTCCAATCCACGTTGGGCAACAGGTAGCAGAGTGTTCCGATTATCCTCCTCAGAGAAGGATAGCAGACTCCCTGGTGCAGTTGATTCAGCTGCTGAGGCAGAATATACAGCTAGGGGTACATTAAATACAGTTCAGGAAAATATTCTTGCTGTTAGAAATGCTACTGTTGTTCGTGATACTGTTAGTGATAGAAGGACAGTTCGTTCTACTAGAACTAATACAAGACAGGTTGGTTGGTGGGATCCACTTGCTCAATCATTCTTGTTAGAACAGCAAGGTGGTACATTTGTTACTGCTGTAGATATCTTCTTCGGTACTAAGGACACTAATATTCCTATCTCTATGCAGATACGTCCTATGGAGAATGGATATCCAACTAAAGACATTCTACCTTTCTCTGACGTGACTCTAGAACCTTCACAGGTTGAGGTTTCAGAGAACGCATCTATCGCAACTAGGTTCACATTCCCTGCACCAGTTTATATTCCTGCTTCAGAAGAACATTGCTTTGTTCTATTCTCTGACTCTAACGAATATAAAGTATGGATCTCAAGAATGGGTGACATTGATGTCACAGGAACTAGAACTATATCAGAGCAGCCATATGCAGGTGTTCTCTTTAAATCACAGAACGCATCTACATGGACTGCAGACCAATACGAAGACCTTAAATTCACATTATATCGTGCAACATTTGACACAGGAGTTACAGGAAGAGCAGTATTTAACAATACGAAACTAGGTCTTGCCAACGATGGAATATTAAGTTTGGTAAATAATCCTGTAACAACAATTAAACCTCAACAACAAATTACCTTACCAACTGGTAACAATTATAACTTTACAGTTGGTGCAAGAGTCAAACAGACCCCTTCCAATGCAGAAGGAACTGTGGTAGAATTTGATTCTGTTGCAAACCCAGAGATCCTTACCGTTACCGATATAGTCGGAACGTTTGCTCAAGGTTTCATCGATGGTAATGGAGATCCATTCCAAGCACTTAAGTCTTCACAGTCCTCAGTGACCATTGTGATGTCTACAGTGAACAACGGTACATTCTCAGCAGGGGATGTAATTACTGGATCTAGTTCAGGTGCAACAGCAGTAGTAACGGATTACAATGCAGGAACGACCACTATTACAGCGAATTATGTTGACAGTCAGTTTGATGTATCAAACGACACCTTATCAGAGCCTGGCGGAGTTTCTGGTACTATGTCTAGTGCTTCCTACAGTGGTGACAGCTATACCGCCTACCCAGCTTTAACACCCACTGCTAGGGCAGTTGATAAGAAAATACATGTCTTCCATCCTAATCATGGAATGCATAATCGCTCAAACAACGTAACAATTACAGGTGTAAGATCAGAGATTCCATCTACTGTTCTTAACACAACCCTATCTTCCACTGCAACATCTATAGCAGTACAGGAAGCAGGTACATTCCATAAGATTATAAATGGACAATCTATCAGTAATACCAACCAAGGGTATCTTAAGATCTATGCTGCAGAATTCCCTTCTGCTGTAGGTTCTATACCTGGTGAAGATGAAGCAACTGAAGCATGGGCAGGTTGGGATCCAGTGCATGAGATAATTGCTTATAGTGCAATTAACTCTACTGGTACTACTATTACTGTAGCAACTTCTGGTAGAGCAGCAGCAGGAACTGTTGCAAGAGAATGGCCAGCAGGATCTATTGTTGAGTGTTATAACCTTGATGGTATACCACTAACAGAAATCAATAAGACACATACTGCTATTGATGATCCAACATTAGATTCATACACTCTACCAACAACATCAACTGCTAGTGTGGGTATCCGTACTGGTGGTCCAGGTGTGACCGCAACTCAGAACGTTCCTTTCGAACTCATTACTCCAACAATACAGGTAATGAACTTTAAGGAAACTGATATTGTAGCGTCTATCAACACTACCTCTGGTACCTCTATTGGTAACAGTGGAACTATTGTTGACCAAGCATCATTTGTTAACAATGGTACCTATGATATAATTCAGATTAATGAAGAGAACTACTTTAATAATCCTAGAATTATATGTTCTCAGATTAATGAGGATAATAAACTAGAAGGTAACAAGTCATTTACCATGCGTATTGACATGTCAACGGAGAAAGATAATCTGACTCCTGTTGTTGACCTTGATAGGGTTTCTGCTATCACAACAAGTAATAGAATCAACAGATGGCCAGGTGGTCAGCAAGTCTTAGGACTACAAGCTGATATTGATACCTCTGCTGATGTTTCACTATTACCTGCAGGTGATCAGAACGAAGCAGTCTATATCACTAAGATTGCTAGACTGTCTAACTTATCACGATCTATTCGTATTATGATAGCAATGATGAGATTTGGAGATTCCAATATCAAACTTTACTACAGAATACAGAAACCAGGATCTGATAAGGTAATGGATGAGATTGGTTGGGTTTCTATTCCACTTCCCGAAGTTGGTGCTACCAATGTAGGTGAGGAAGAATGGGAAGACTTCGAATATACTGTTTCAGGTGAGGAATTCCAAGCATTCCAGATCAAGATTGTCATGACAGGTACTAACCAAGCGAAGGTACCTCTTGTTAAAGATATGCGAGCTATTGCATTTGCTTCATAATGGACTATAATTTTACTGGAAAGAGATTTATCCCTGTAGAAGGGGATGAAAACAAAGGATTCTATAGAGATACAGAATCCAACGCTATCGTAATGACCGATGGTGATGAATATTCTAAATACATGCAGTCTTATAATGAAAGGCAACGTAAGAAAACTGAATTTACCTCTTTACAAAATCAGGTAAATGCATTAAAATCTGATGTAACCGACATTAAAAGTCTACTATTGCAACTTGTTAAGGAGAAAACTGATGCCAGCTGATGTGACTGAAAATAAAGATCCCGCAGTACTTCTGCAAGAATTTAAGGATCGATACCAAAAACTACAAGGAGAAACTAATCAACTCCAAGCAAAGATTAGAGAGAATGAATCTACTGCACTAAAACTCTTGGGTGCCATAGAAACTCTAGAATATCTTAACCCACCTCCTGCAGAACCTGCAGAGGTACCAGCCGAATAAAACCTAGAGACCCTCTGGGGTCTCTTTTTTGTGCATAAATAAACAAGAGACCGCAGTGTATGTCTTTATTAGAAAATGGCAAATAGAATACAATTAAGACGTGACGGAGCACAGCAGTGGGCTAACGTCAACCCAATACTTGCTCAGGGTGAGTTAGGTATCGAACTTGATACTTCTCGACTGAAGATAGGAGATGGTGTAACTCCATGGAACTCACTTAAGTACGAACGTCCACTAGAAACAGAAAGTAATACTGCAAATACTCTTGTAAAGCGTGATGCTGACGGTAACTTTGAGGCAGGTGCCATTACTGCGTCAATTATCGGTAACGCTGCTACTGCTACGAGACTTGCTAACGCTAGATCATTCACCCTAACAGGTGACATGTCAGGATCTGCATCCTTTGACGGATCTGCAAATATCAACATCACTGCTGAACTAAACTATCAACCAGGTCTCCCACACTACGACCCTAATAATCTATCTGCCACTGCACAATACACTCGTCTGACTATTGACTCTCGTGGTCGTGTTACTACTGGTGACAATCCCACGACTCTTGCTGCTTATGGTATTGCTGATGCTCAACCTGCTGATGCAGAGCTACAAGCATTAGCAGACATGACAGGTTTTGGTCTCATCTCCCGTACTGGAGCTGGTACCTTAGCAAACAGACAGATCGCTGTATCTGCAGGTAGACTATTAGTATCTAATGGTACTGGAGTTAATGGTAACCCATTATTAGATCTTGCTGATACTCCTGTTGTTGTTGGTTCTTACAACCCTGTAGGTAACCTAGACACACCATTAGTATCTGTAACAACTGGTGATGAGACTGTCAACACAACTAACTTTACTGTTGATAGATATGGTCGTTTAACTGCTGCAAGCACATCCGCTATTGCCACTGCAACACAAGGTAGTGAGATAGCAGCATTTAACAATGGAACAAACTATGTACGAAATGACAAGGTTAAAAATACGGCTGATAAGTTGTATCAGGCTATCCTTCCTATTAACTCTGGGGGCGGTGAGCCTACACACACGGACACCAGTGATACAGGATCTTGGAGATATCTCGGATCTGCTCTAGCACCTCAGAAAGGTTTAGCATCATTTAACCAAGAAGACTTTGATGTAACACAATGGGATGCAGGTAGTAACTATGAGGGTGGTTTTGTAACCATTGCTCAAGCAGGTGTTGATAATGATCAATTACAGAACTCTCGTATAGGTTTTGCTGATGGCAATACAGTAGAGAACTTTGAT